GCCGGTTCTTTGAATTTGACCCGTGGGAAGGGTCAAAAGGCACAATGCGGTGAGGGCAAGGGTATAAACAGTTTCGGATGTCTGTATGCCCGAACTTATGTTAGCACAATTATCGTCTTATGTCAAGTGTGGCAGAAAGGAGAACGATGGGACTCTTAGTTAAAGAAAAGCTTAAAAAGCTGAAGCTTAAAAACGGATGGTTGATAGACCGGCTCAACTTGAAAGGCTGGAACGTTTACCCTGAAGAGCTCTCTCGATTTATTTCGGGAGCCCGAAAAAGTGAGCGCGGCGACAGGATTCTTGAGGCTGCGCTTGAGATACTCAAGGATTACGAAGAAACAGAACGCTTAAAGGCGTGTTACTGAGCCTCAAGAAAGGAGGGAGGCGATTATGGATAACATTGAAAAAAAGATAAGGGAGCTGGAGAGCCGAGTCAGTTACAACGAACTGTGGATAAGGATATTCCGAATTGTTGTGTTCGGGGGCCTCGGGGCGATCTGCGGCAGTTTAATAGCGATTGTCATCGGTATTTGTTTAAAATAAAAAGCCCCGACAAGCGGGACTTTACACGTAAATATAAAGTTAGATAATTCCTAATATCAACTGTATAAGCAAAGTGAGAAGAGCGCCGACCACTGCGCCGAGAATAGAAGAAAATGCGGCAACACGAAAATCGTGCAAGTATCAAATAACGGCAGAAAGGAGAAAGATGGGACCGGTTATGAATATGAACAATAAAGAAATGAAAAGAAAAATAAAGTTAATGTTTGCCACACTCTGCTGTTTCGCCCCGGAAACTCTGGGGATGAACAGAAATGAACCCCTAACCGTGTGCAGACGGTTAAGGGCTCTGAAAGCAAGAGATATTGAGAGGGAAAACGAAGCTTCTTTAGAGAGAAGATTGAAGTATTGCAAAACTCTCGAGGAGAGAGCAGGTATGCGGGAGAAGATACGGGAGCATCACGTTATACTCAGGCATCAGATGCAGACGCTGTTTAGCCCTGAGGATATAATAGTTCATCAGTTATATCCATGATCTTACTTGCGGCTGACTGAAGAAAAGGGGCACAGTCATTGAGCAGGAAAAGAGGAGTATTTAGTGCATACATTACTGCATATTCCAAAAATACACACTCATCATTTGTAAATCCAGAGGTCAATAAAGGGTTAGTTAGTTTTGTTAAACAGGATGAAGTTTTTTCGTCTCTAACACTTGCACTAAATTCTACCCCTTTATAGGTCGGCTTGTCTGCGTTTTTACAAATATCTAAAGCCACAAGGACTGCAGCTTTCTCTTTTTCGGTTAAATTCAAAGTATTCATAATTATCTCCTTTGTTGAAATTTTCTTTATTTGTAATCGGTGGCACTTTTACGATAACACAACAATTTACGACCGTCAAGGGGAGGAGGGAATAAATGGGACCTCTTATTAAAGAAAAGCTTCGGGCTCTGAAGCTTACGAATGCATGGCTGCTTGAAAAGCTCAGCCGTGCAGGTTACACGATCTGTCGCGAAGATCTCTCACGTTTCATTAACGGAAAGAGAAAGAACGACACCGGCGACAGGATTCTTGAGGCTGCGATTGAGATACTCAATGATTACGAAGAAACAGAACGCTTAAAGGCGTGTTATTGAGAGGATTATTATGGTTTCAGAAGAATATATGAAGGGCTATGCGGAGGGGTATGCTTCTGCTTTGGACAAGCAAAGAGCAGCCGGCGCTCGTCCATATATTGACAAAGAAGGTATCATTGAACGCTACGGTGGGAAGATCGGACAGAACAAAGCGGGAGAGATCCTTCGTGCCGTTCGACACTGCTGCGACGGGGGCAAGCTCGATTCTTGCTCAATAGTTCTTATATCTGAGCTTGAATACTGGGAAAGCATTGTTGATAAAAAATTTCTCGAAAGGTTATAGGTTATCGAAATGGCTAAGAAAATCAAAGTGATTATTAAGGAGCCGGGAAAGAAGCCGAGGGAGGCGAGGATCGAGCCCACTCAGGCTGAGATAAGAAAGATCATTTGCGGATCGCTGAGGGTTTTCAGAATATTCGAAGATGGTTGCGTCTTTTGTGCAAGGGATATTTCGAACCTTGACTACAACTGCGAATACTTGGGCCGAGATTTTTACGGCACGGTTATATGGGTCGGCGGCAGAGAGGACAACCTTTGTGATTTTGAAGAGGATCTCAGAGAGTTTCGACTTTTGAACCCTTCCCTTTTTGAAGAATTTGAGCGTGGGGAGAGGAAAAAGCGCGAGGAGCTTTCCCATCTTTGCTTATTCGCACTATTTGCTCTCGGGTGGTGCTGGATCACCTACGAGCTTTGTGATCAGATTTTCTCTTTGCCATGGTGATGGGAATATCTCGCATCCGCTGCTGCAAGGGATGCCATGAACGAGAGCTTGGGTGCCACTCGGTTTGCGAGCGGTACATCAAGGAGAAGGATCAGGCGGTCATTATAGACCACAATGTTAGTGATTATCTTGCGGCAAGGCACAAGGCTATTGATCACAGAAAACATAGGATGAAAAGAAGATAGGAGAAAAGAAATATGAAAACAATTGAAAACGAGGGGATAGTTTGGCTGCACATAGACAGTCTATTTCCCCATCCGGACAACCCGAGAAAGGAGATCGGGGACGTGAGCGAGCTTGCGGCAAGCATTAAAGCCAAGGGCATTATGCAGAATTTGACGGTTGTGCCGAGGAAGAAGAACGGAGAAAATAATCAACCCTCTTCCACCGCAAGCGGTCCCCCTTCCCCCGATCTAAGAGGGAAGGACAACTTGGGTGCTCACGGCGGTTCTTTGAAGTTGGCTCCGCTTGAGCCAACAGACGTGAGCACGGAGCGGACAAGGAAAAACTGCGATTCAGATAAACATAACGTCCGCGAATATACCGTTATTATAGGACACCGCAGGCTTACAGCAGCAAGGGAAGCAGGGCTTCGCACTCTTCCCTGCGTTATTGTTGAAATGAGCGAGCAGGAGCAGATCGAGACGATGCTCCTTGAAAATATGCAGAGGGTGGATCTTACTCCCTTTGAGCAGGCTCAGGGCTTTCAGATGATGATCGATTTCGGCGACAGTATCGAGGAGATCTCCGGGAAAACGGGCTTTTCCGAGACGACTATCCGCCGGCGCATCAAGATGAACGAACTTGATGCAGGAAAGCTCAGAGAGGTTTCCGAGCGGCAGATCTCCATTGCGGATCTTGACCGCCTTTCGAAGATAGATGATCTCACCGTTCGCAACCGCGTTCTTGAATCTATCGGCACAAACAACTTTGAGAGCGAATATCAGCAGGCCCTTAAAAAGCAGGAAATTGCAAGGATGGTACCGAAGGCGAAAGAGCTCGTAAAGAAGCTGAAGGCGAAAAAGATCAACAGATCCGATACTTACGGCGGGAAGTACGACCGCATCGGAGACAAGATTGATCTTCACAAGTGGGACGGTTCCACTATACCGGTTAAAGACGGTGAGGAGAGAAAGATCTATTACCATCTCGACGAAAACTGGGGAGATTTTGCATTCTACGTTGAGCGGCCGAAGGCAAAGCCTGTTAAGCGGCCGAAGGCAGAGCTGGAGAAGGAGAAGCGGATCGCCGAGGCCTGGGCACAGTATGATCAGGCAACGGCACTGGCGCATACTCTGAGATCTACCTTTATAGCTTCCCTCACGGTTACGAAAAGCAATATGGAAGCAGTGCTCCGCGGGGCGGCGGTTGCCTGCGCTTACAACGTTATTGGCTACCCTCAGACGAACAGCACGGATATATATAAGATGCTCGGGCTTGAGGAGCGGCAGTATGAAAACGGAATACGCGGAGTTATTCTTGAGACAGTTCGCAGCGGAGATCTGTCGCTTTTCCCGAAGATAATTTATGCGGCGTTTGGTGACAAGGAAAGCATCGGTTATTCGGGCGGGTATCGCAGGGAGTTTCCCGTTCATTCTAAGAACACTATGCTTGATGCTCTTTACGCTTGGCTTTGCTCGCTCGGTTATGAAATGTCTGACGAGGAGAAGGCTCTGCAGGACGGAACGCATGAGGTGTTTTCACATAAAGGATCCTGACAATGGGACAAGCACGAAACTGGACTAAGGAAGAAAAAGAACGCCTTTGCGAGGAATGGGGACAGTATTCCCTACCCACGATGGCGAAGCGTTTTAACAGAAGCATTGAGGGCATTAAAATTATGCGCCAACGGCTTGGTTTGCCCGATCTGATAGCTTCCGGTGAGTACATAACGCTTAATACCTTGATACAGGAACTCGGTCTGGGTTACAGTTACGACGTTCCAAGGCTTAAGAGGATGGGGCTTCCTATTAAGCATCAGACCATCATTAAAAAACGTGTTGCAATGGTAGATATTGAGAAATTTTGGACGTTTGCTGAAAATAATGCTCACTTCTTTGATTTTTCACGTCTTATGCCCTTTGCACTTGGGCCGGAGCCTGAATGGGTGAAGCAAAAGCGTCACTCGGACAAACAGCGAAGAGGAATGATAAAGCCTCACAACATCAACTGGACAGCTTCGGAAGACGATCATCTTCTTATGCTTGTGCGACAGCAACGTTATTCTTATATGGATATCTCCAGGATCTTACACAGAAGCGAAGGTGCGATACAGCGCAGGCTTAAAGACCTCGGTGTTCCCGATCGACCCCTCAAGGCTGACAACACAGTGAAATGGACTGACGGCGAGCTCAAGCTTCTTACCGATGGGATCAAAAAAGGTGAGAATTATGAAACTTTATCGTTGAATATCGGAAAGAGCGCCAAAGCGATACGCGGTAAGGTATACAGCTGCTACCTTTCGGAAAGCCTTGACAACGCAAGACGTCTTATGGGAGAGGGTTCCTTTGGTGACGGACGCCCGCCGCGCAAGCTGAAGCACAAAAATGTAATGGACTGCGAAGAACGAGAATGCACTAAGGAAAGTCTTTCGTATCTTTGCGGACTTCTGAAAGGACGGATGAAGCAGCTCTCCGGAGTGAGCGAAGAGTTCTCGGAATTTTGGCAAAAGGATATGTGCCAACATTGGGACGATGTTCAAGGTTGTACGAAATGCGAAGAAAACTGTGACGTTTGCACGTCGTTTGAGCGCATAAAACCGCAGGCCTGCAAGCGTTGCGGCGCTACGTTCTATATGAGAGAGACCTCTTTATACTGTCAGCGTTGCATTGAGGACCGCCGCAAGGCTCACAAAAAGAAAGTTGCATATATGTTATCCCACGGGAAGTGGTGAAAGAAAGGAAAAATCATGAATAGATATCAGAAAATTACGGCGATGGAGCCAGGGGAGTTTGCGGAGTTCCTCGATAATTATGAGGACTTTTTTTGCGGCTCGTGCAGTCCCGCCTTCTGTGAATATTTCATAGAGGGCGGAGGATGCAAGGATCATCCCGAGGGGGGCTTGCGTGACAGCGATACTCAACTGGCTTCTTGATACGGTTGAGGGGAAGGAGGAGCGTGTGGTCGGCGATGACTACTCTTCCACCGCAAGCGGTCCCCCTTCCCTCGCAAGGGAAGGCAAAACACAGGCTGAAGCAGGGATCTCCGAACGTTTGGGGACCTTGCGCGAGGAGATACTCAGGGAGGCTATCAAGTGCGTATGCACTGATCGCAACGAGCAATACGGGGAGCCTGAGGACAATTTTTCGTGTATTGCAGAATACTGGCAGAAATCCTTATCGATCGCTGTGTTGAATACGGCGCCGGCGTTTCCATCACGGCTGAGGACGTTGCCGTGATGATGATGCTTTTTAAGATAGCGCGGTATATTACGGCGGATCGTCCGACCGTTGACACCTTCGTTGACATTGCAGGCTATGCTGCCTGCGCCGGAGAGATATGTGAGCGACATCGTCGCTCAGTGAAGAATGAAAAGTGAAAAGTGATGGTTGGAGAAGTTGAGAAATGAAACGCATAAATGAATCGTGGATACTGCCTGAGAATCGTGAAAAATACTGGTGCGAAAAGTGCTGCAATTATGACCGGGAGCATGAGGGACATGATGGATGCAGTCAATGCAAGCTTACGGGTATGCAGACTTTCGGGCAGATGTTCGGCGGAGGATGCACGGGGTTTAACGTGCCTGCTCAGTTTTTAAAAGACATCAGAATTAAGGGAGAGGCGCCCTGCGATATCAAACTGATTATTAAGGAGTGCTATCCTTTCGGAAAAGCAACCGAGGATGGGCAAAATATAGGATCCTCGATCGGGCTCAAGTTTACATACTTCGGGAATCAATACGGCTCTGTTCGGTATTTATCTGAGCCGTTTGTCAGTGTGGATATGCTGAAAGCTGATATACCAAATATGCTCCGAGACGTAATATATTCCCTGTTTACCGGCTCTATAAAAAAGGAGGACGATTGGGTAAAATGACGATCGAGGAAGCTAAGAAGGCTCTGAAGGAAAAGGCTGTTGTTGTTTATAAACAATACGGATATTTCATAGATCATATTCAGACCTATTACGACAAAGGCTATAAGAATGCCCTTTTCCTCGTCCCCGTCGATGGTAAGAACTCGGCGGTGGTAGCGAGGATGACAGACTGTGAGGTGGAAGGTAGCTGATATGTTTATACTTATAAAGAAGCTTCGGGAGAAGGATGAGGAAATCGAGAGTCTTCATGATGAAATAAAGCTCATTCTCCAAAGAGAAGCAGGGGTTATTGATGCGTATCACAGCGCTGAAAAGGCTGCTATTGCCGCAAAAGCTGAAGCACAAGAGTTGAAGAACAAATACTCAGCCTTGTATGAAAGGTACCTGAATCTGCTTGAGAGGTATGAAAAGGCTTTGAAGGATGCTCCTGCCGCCGATGTGGTTGAGGTGCCTGAGAGCGGCATCGGAGATCTGTCGGACGGTTATCACACGTTCAACGAGCTTTATCATCACAGGGCTATGCTCTTCTCCGTTATCTGTAATATATTTCGTAAAAGAGCGTGGAAAAGCAAGCTTCACGATACGGGTGATATGTACGAAGGTATGTTCATTGTCGGTATAGATACACCTTACGGACAGGCAACATACCATTATGATATTGATCCCTATTGGGATATGTTCAAAGTGAAAGAACTTGATAAAGCGCCAAAATGGGACGGGCATACATCGGAGGAAGCTATTGCACGAATAGCTGCGTTGGCTGAGATAGACGTTGCAGAGGTTATGAGATGCCGAAAGTGCAATCACAATGTTGCAAACTGGAATCACGATGAAAACGATATTACAGATTACACCGACATTGTATGCGACTACTTTATGACTGACGGTATGGCGCCGAATGACTATTGCAGCTATGGAGAAAGGAAAGAAACATGATACACGCGCTAAAGACATTGCCGGAGTTCTTTGAGGCTGTTATCTCCGGCAAGAAGAAATTTGAAGTTAGGAAATGCGACAGGCCCTTCCAAGTGGGAGATCTTCTCGCGCTTAACGAATATGATGCTGAGAGAAAGTGCTATACCGGAAGATCCTGTCTTGTTCGCATAGACTACATACTTTGCGACCGGGAATACTGCAAGAGTTCTTACGTTATTATAAGCTTCAGCCCTATGATGACGGCTCTTTACATTCGGGAGTTTACCAAGGATCCCCTCGGATTCGGCAATAACCATATTCCTATGGCGACACAAGGCGATGACGAAAGGCACATTCAACGGCACTGCCCTGCCGAAGAGGGGAGATGAAGGGCTTGAAAAAGCTAAAAGAGATCGACTGGGAATGCGTGATCACATTTGCCGAGAGCAACATGAACATTGCTGTTTGCTCACGGCGCTTATTTCTTCACAGGAACACGGTGGTTTATCATCTTGGGAAGGTTCGGGAATTTACCGGGCTTGATCCCTTCAATTTTTATGATCTGCACAAGCTTTTGGGGGCAAAAAAACAGGAGGAGCTTTGTGCGATGCTTACTGCTACTGCCCAATGCGAATTATAAAGGAAGGTGAGAACCGGCGATGGTTAGCGAAAAAGACAAGGCGCAGATCACTATGATGTACCGCCAGGCGGCGGACAAGCGCTCTCAGATAAAGATCCTTTCGGAGCTTTATCTTATTTCACGAGCTGAGGTTTGCAAGGTGCTTTTTGATGCGGGATACACGGACAAGCACATAAAAAGGATGCTTGAGCCTGCTGATACCGGGAAGGAAAGCAGGTGCAGGCCCTGGACTGCCGAGGAGGAGGACAGGCTATGCGCTCTTCGTGCTCGGGGGAGATCCTACGGAGAATGTGCTGTTGCTCTTAAAAGGAGCGCAAACAGCGTAGCTTCGAAGGCTTATCAATTAGGTTGTTAGATTTCAAGGAGGAAATATGCAGCTGAGGACTATTGTTACTCTCCTGGGGGAGGTTTACGGCTGGTATCCTGCACAGAGAGAGTTTATTTCTACGATACACAACGATGGGACGAGATATACAGTTCGTTCCAGAAACCAGGCAAAGACCTGGAATGCTTTTATTGACGGTATGGCGAGGAAGCTTTTCGAGAAGCTTCAAAAGATCAAGGATTCGGGTCAGGAGGCCGGCATTATTACGGCGAAGATCTTTTACAGGGGAGATCCGGCAGCCGCTCTGCTCTCCCTCATTTGGGACAATGGTCGCGGCGAATACAAGGTGGAATTCAGCCATCACGACTCCGTTACCTCCCGCACCTTTGCAAGCATTGACAGATCTATGCACGGCTTCTTTCTGAAGCTTTGGGACATTATGAAAGAGCGGATGACGGTTCTGACGGTGACGAGGGACGGAGGTGGATAATATGGTCAATGTCGGGAAATATTCTATCGCCCGGTATCTCGGTGGCTCAAAATATGAGATCTATTTAAGAAGAAGCGGGCCCGGGACAGAGCTTCTCGGAATCTACAACGGCTTCATTGCCAAGGGCGGTAACACCATGAAGCTTTACATTAAATCTCCGGCTATCGGTGTTCGATACGGTCAGATCCCCGGGAAGGATGAGGTCTTTTGCAGTGATCTTTTACGTGAGCCCGGGTATATATAAGAGAAAAGTGAAGAGTGAAAAGAGAAAAGAAAAGGATGCAAACAGCCTGTTTCGGGCTGTTTGCTACATTTTCTCTTATCTTTTCTCTTTTATCTCTTCTCTGCGAAGCTATACGGAGCAGACGGGTGTGATGTGAACGGACATCGGAAGTTCAACTCTTCCCTGCTCCCCTTAATATATTGGAAGCGATGTGCCGGCTTCCTTGTTTTAACGGGCACACCTCGGGGCGAGGTCAGAGCCTCCACCTCCTTTCATATGTTTGCCATGGGCGTTCGGGCTGTTGGCGCAGTTCGTGCATTCAGAAACGTCGGCGTGAAAATCGCCAGAACACTTCTTTCAGAAGTGAGAGAAAAGTGAAAAGTGAAGAGAGAAAAGAAATGGAGGCTTTTATATGCGCTCATCGGTGATGAACGCATATAAAAGCTTACATAAAAATTATCCTCGCGTGCGCGTGCGTGCGCGAGTTCGGGCTTGTATGGAATATTAATAATTCAACCAAAATGAGGTTGGTTGATTGGAAAGTGAAAATGAAGAGTGAAGAACGAAGGAAGATTTCCGCCTATGCGGAAATCCACATTTTCTTTTCTCCCTTCTCTTTTATCTCTTCACTGCCTGCAAAGGCATTTTTTGACGCGGCAAGGCGCGGGCGCGTGTCGCGCGATACATTATATGCACAGCCCTTTCACTCAAGAATTACTCTCTTTTTACTCAAGATAGATTAGTGGGGCGGGGGCAGAGGGAGTCTGCACTCCGAGGGAGTCAGCGCAGGAAGTTCAAATTTCGGGAGAAGGTCATTATGGGAAGAACACAGAAAGTACGATACAGAGAGCTGAGAAGGGTCTGCGGGGACTATCTTTACGTTTACGTTTATCCGGTCTTTCCCTCGGGGAATGCTCCCGCAAAGGGCTCAGGCAGGCGAAAAAAGTACAAAGAGACAAGCGAAGTACAGCAGAAACTCAATGACCGTCACTCAAAAGAGCATTTTGAGATGCTCGTTCACGCAAACTGCACTCAGAACGATTACGTTATGCACCTTTCTTATGCTGACGGCTGGCTTGCAGAGAACGACGAGCAGGCAGACCGTGATCTCACGGCTTATCTGCGCAGGATCAAGCGCTTATATCAGAAGGCGGGGATAGAATCCTGGTATATCGGCGTTACTGCCAAAGGATCGGAGCGCGGCCGTTATCATCATCACATATTCCTTCCCGGGGGCATTGACCGTTCCCTTCTCGAGGACAAGTGGCAGTACGGCTATGCAAACTGCGACAGACTGCAGTTTAACGAGGGGGGCATTGCAGATCTTGCGGACTACGTTGTGGAAAAGCAAGATCGAGTTACCGTTCGCCGTTGGCGTGCGAGCAGAAACGTTAAAAAGCCCATTGAAAAGCCAACGAGAGACCACATTTACGACAGAAAACGTGCTCTTTCCATGACGAGCCCCCTGACGGCTTACGAAAACACCTGTGCACTTTACCCCGGATACATAATGAGCGAGGATCCTTACATACAGGAAAACGAGCTGAACGGAGGAGTATACCTTTCCATGAAGTTTTACCGCGAGGACGCCGACTATATGCAGAGGCGAAAGAAGCTCGGCAGATACATAGATCAAAGGCGGACGAAGAACGGCAAACTGAAAGGAGCGTGATGCACTTGAAATACCGTGAGAGGGCCCGATGGGGACTCTCGGAGGATGAATGCAGGTACATATACACTGTTTGTCAGCTGTTTTCGCGGCAGGACAGTGCCGTTCAGAAGCGGATAACGGCTGTTCTTGACGACGTTTCACGGCCGAGAGGGATTGACGACGGTACCGACGAATACGCAAAAGAAAAAAGCCTCCGAAAGGGGGCTTTATGGGCATGCCTTTCAACGAAAGCCGATCAGACGGCTGTTGCAGTTAAATACAATTACGATCAATCAACGATCTCGAGGATGGTGCGGGACTTTTACAAGGAATATAAACGACGGTATTTATAACAGCTACCAAGCACAGCTGCGCCGAAGCCTTTGCTTACTAGGGTTTTCGGCGTTTTTTTGTTCTTTTTAACTTGCATATCACAGCCACTTTTTTATGTTATGCTTTTCTTATAGAAAGGCGAAAAAGGATGGGAAGAAAAAAGAGCTACACAGAAAAAAGCTTTCAAAAGGCTTGCACGGAATACTTTAATTCCATCTCAGCTGAGAGACCTGTTAAGGAGCTTTACGACACCGGAAGGACTAACAAGAGCGGCTATCCCGTTATGGCATACCGTGACGTTATGATGCCTGACGGAAAGACGCCCATGAAGCAACGAGTATACTTCGTTCCTCCTTCGATGCTTGACTTATATCTCTACCTCGACATATCAAAGCAGACTGCATCAAACTACAAAAAGCGGGGCGGACTTTACGAGAGGGCTCTTATAGAGGCTGATCTCATGGTTGAGGCATACAAGGCTCGGGTTTTGAATGAAGGGATCAAACGGCCGCAGGGCATTATTTTTGACCTTCAATGCAACCACGGGTGGTCGCCTGAAAAGAAGGCTCAGGACAACGGAGAGGGCGGCGGAGTCGTCATTCTTCCCGAGATCGACAGGCTTGAAGTGCCTTCGGAGGAAAAAGATGAATAAAACTATCTGGACACCGCAGCCGAGGCAGGAAATATTTATGCGCCGTGGAGAGGACGAAGCTCTTTACGGCGGAGCTGCAGGAGGCGGAAAGAGCGAAGCTCTCGTTATTGAAGCTCTGCGCCAGGTTAAGATCCGACACTACAAGGGGCTTATACTCAGAAAGACCTATCCGCAGCTGACGGAGCTTATAGACAAGAGCCTGAGATATTACAAGGCAGCATACCCTACTGCCCGATACAACGATTCAAAGCACACTTGGACCTTCCCTTCGGGGGCTAAGATCATATTCGGTTCTATGAATCACTCAAAGGACAAGCTGAACTACCAGGGACAGGCTTACGACTTTATAGCCTTTGACGAGCTTACGCACTTCACATACGACGAGTACATATATCTCGTTTCCCGAAACCGTCCCAACGGCCCCGGCACACGATGCTATATAAGATCTACGGCGAACCCCGGCGGCGTTGGTCACGGATGGGTTAAAGAGAGATTTGTTACAGCGGGAGAACCGGAAAAAACAACATGGGAAACGGTTACTTATGACGATCCCGACGAAGGACGGGTGACTAAGCGCCGCTCAAGAGTATTCATACCCGCAAAGGTATATGACAACAAGGCGCTCTTAAAAAACGATCCTACATATCTTGCAAGGCTTGCTTCCATGCCAGCGGCGGAAAGGGCTGCTCTTCTTGACGGAAGCTGGGACAGCTATTCGGGACAGTTTTTCTCAGAATGGAGAAACGATCCTTCGCATTATATTGACCGCCGATGGACACACGTTTGCGAGCCGTTCGATATATCAAGTGCAAACGTGCGCATTTACCGTTCATACGACTTCGGTTACGAAAAGCCCTTCTCCTGCGGATGGTGGGCTATCACTCCAGACGGCACATTTTACCGAATTATGGAGTGGTACGGCTCGGACGGCACTCCTAACAAGGGTCTTGAAATGAACCCTGAGGATCAATTTCGCGAGATAAACCGTATTGAAAATGAACATCCATGGTTCAAGGGGCGCAAGATCTACGGCGTTGCAGACCCATCTATTTGGGACGGCTCACGCGGAGTGAGCGTAGCTGAGATGGCAGAGCGAAATCACGTTTTTTTTGAGCCGGGAATAAACGACCGAATTCCCGGATGGATGCAATGCCATTACAGGTTGCAATTCAACGAGCAGGGGTACGCACGTATGTACGTATTCAAGAACTGCAAGGATTTTATAAGAACTATCCCTTCCCTGGTGTTCTCAGAAAAGCACATTGAGGATCTTGACACGGACGGAGAGGATCACGCGGCCGACGAATGGCGATATTTTTGCATGAGCCATCCCGTGGCTCCGAGGATGCCCGTTAAGGCTCCTGAGTTCAGCGTTTTCTCCGATCCTTTGGATCTTTTGAAGTGAGGTTTTCCAATTAGAGACAGTTCGGAGTTCCTTCAAGGTATAAGAAAGGCAGAATATGAATTTTGGCATAAGAAATTTATTCAAAAGGGGCAATATGCCCGAAGGTGTGAGAGGGACAGCTCCCTCAGCTCCTCAGATGCAGGCGAGGCCGCCCATTGACAAGCTCTCGGTTCGCAGGGCCGCCGAGCTTCTTGAAAAATATAAATCGGGAAAAGCAAAGCTTGAGGCTCGCATCGTTGAAAACGAGCAGTTCTGGAAGCTGAAGCAATGGGAAACTCACAAAAAGGACAATACAGCAGGAAGGCCGAGTGCTACTGCCGTTCTCTGGAACTGCATTGCATCAAAGCATGCGGATTTTATGGACGGATACCCTTCCCCGAACGTTCTCCCCCGCATGGCAGACGACGAGGAGGAGGCAAAGCTTCTCTCCGACGTTATTCCCTGCGTTCTTCGCCAGGGCGGATTTCGCGAGGCTTATGACGAGTGCTCTCTTGAGAAGCTCAAGCAGGGCTGCGGAATATACGGAGTATTCTGGGATCCCGACCTTCACGGCGGCATCGGAGACATAGTTTATAAATCCATAGATCCTCTTATGCTCTTCTGGGAGCCCGGCAAGACGGATCTTCAAAAGAGCTCAAACGTTTTCCTTTGCGATCTTGTTGACAATGAGACTCTAAAAAATCAATACCCCGACATTCTCAAAGACAAGACGCTCTCCCTTGATAAGAACGTTTCCAAGTACATATACGAGGATTCCGTTGACACGAGCAACATGAGCCTTGTTGTTGACTGGTATTACAAGAAGCGAATCGGAGGGCAGGACGTTCTTCATTTTGCAAAGTTCGTTGGGGACACGCTACTTTACTCTACAGAGAATGCGGGACTTCCCTATCTTTACGCTCACGGCCGATATCCCTTTGAGCCCGATACCCTTCACAGGATAAAGGGAACTTGGTTCGGCTTCGGATATATAGACATCGGCAAGGGAGATCAGACCATCATAGACGAGCTCTCCGAGTGCATCGTTAAAAATACGAAATGGGGAGTTAAGCCCAGGTATCTTTCAAAGATGGGCGGCGGAATCAATGAAAAGGAATTTGCGGATCTTTCCCGAGAGATCGTTCACTTCGAAGGACAGAGCACGGACATAAAGCCCGTTGATTACAAGCCCCTGCAGGGAAATTATCTTGCCTTTATGGAATCAAAGATCGCGCTCCTCAAGGAATGCACGGGAAACCGTGACGTTAATAACGGCGGAACGGTTAGCGGAGTGACGGCCGCAAGCGGCATTGCCGCAATGCAGGAATCCGGCTCTAAGCTTTCCAGAGATGCAATTAGCGGTACATATCACGCTTTTGAAAAAGTTATATATCTCACAATCGAGCTCATGCGCGAGAAGTATGATTCGAAGCGTTATTTCAGAATCACCGGGGACAGTGGGCAGGCTGAGTACATTGAATACACCAATGCTCTTCTCCGCGGCCAGGATCAGACTGTTGCAGGGGGGACAAGCGTTGGCCTTCGCCGCCCCGAATTTGACATTATCGTTACCGCCGAGAAGGCTTCGCCCTATAAGAAGATCGAGCGCAACGAGCTTATGATGAGCCTTTACGGCATGGGCATACTTCAGCCACAGAATGCACCTGCCGCCATGCAGCTTCTCTCTCTCATGGATTTCGAAGGCAAGGAGAGAATCATGGCCAAGGTGGCCGAAAACGGCACTCTTAACGACAGGCTGCTTCAGTATCAGCAGCTCGCTCTTGATCTGGCAACGGAATACGACCCTGCTCTTGCAGAGGAGATAGCCATGGCCATTGAAAGCGGGATGCCGAGAGAGAGTGCGCCGACCTTGAAGAGCTCCGGCAAAAGCTCCGCCGAAAGCCGCTTGGAACGAGTGCGCGATGAGGCGCAGGAGAGGTCGCAGCCGGGATGATAAAGATTGAATACTGCCCTGAGCGCTTTCACATAAAGGCTCGTGGCCACGCAGGATACGGCACTCACGGAAATGATATTATCTGCTCTGCAGTTTCTACACTTATAGAAACTTTGGCCTTTTGCATCATCGGCTACAGCATGGCTCTTGAAAGAGAGCCGACAATTATGATCGACGAGGAGAGCGCTCTGATCGAGATCTCTGCCGTGCCGAAAAAGGAATACGAGAGGGATATTTCCCTTCTCTTCTGGTTCTGCTTATGCGGGCTTGACGCCCTTTGTGAGCAGTTCCCGAAAAACGTTGGTATTACCGTTCTCAGGCAAGAGGACGAGCTACATACAGATTCGCGCCCTTAAGGCGCAGATGCGACGGGTATATCCCGGAAAGGATTATTATGCTTTTGAAATTTTTTAATCTTCAGCTGTTCGCAGATGCTGAAGGTGCTTCGGGCGCCGCCCCTTCTTCGGGTGCGGGAGGTCAGGCCGCCGCTGACACGGGAGCGACTGCGCCTGCCATGCAGTCAAATGCAGCCGACACAGCCGCACAGGGGGCGGACACAGGAACAGGTGGCGGTATGCAGGGAGAACGCTTGCCCTGGGAACAGGTACGCGAGCTTTACCGCGAAGAAATCGATGCTGATGCCAAGGAATATGCAAAGCGATACTCAAAGGATGCGGTTGCGAAGAGGACAGCAAAGCTCAAAGCTCAAAACGAAGAGTTTGAAGCTTTGAAGCCTTATCTTGACCGTGAGCTTTACCGCCACGGCTTAAAGCCCGGTGATTACAAGGCTCTCAAGGAAAAGGGTGATGCCGACAGATCTCTCTTCAGGGAGAGGGCCATGGCAAACGGCACCACCGAAGAGGTTGAGGAGGCTTTATACAATGCTCGACGAGAGGTTGAGGACACCAAGGCTGAAAATGAACGCCTGAAGGCTGCCGAAGCTGAGGAAAGAGAGCTTAACGAGATTCGCAAGCAGTACAAGCAGGTTGCGGGGGATGTTCAATCCATTCGCGAGCAGTTTGATCCTGCCTTCGATCTTAAGGCCGAGATGGCCCAAAACAAGCTTTTTGCAAGGTATGCATCCGAGCCTCACTTTACGATCCTTGAAGCCTACAAGCTTGCTCATCACGACGATATCGTTGCAAATGCTACAGCGAAGGCCGCTGAGGATGCTGTTGCAAAGACAACAAATGCCATACGCTCGGGAAGCGCAAATGCGCCCCGGGAGGCCGCTGTTAGCGCAGGTTCTCCCGCAGAAGTGAAGGTTGATCCTTCACGACTCTCCAAAAAGGAGATAGATGATTACATAGCTCAGGCTACCAGAGGTATTCCCATTACCTTCAGATAGCACTGCGGGAAAGGAAAAAAGAATGAAAACCATTACAAATCTTATGATGCTCATGTTCAACATCCAGCTCTTTGCGGGCGATGTTGTTACTCCTGAGGCAGGTACCTACGGTGTTGCGCCTCAGAACACCACTACAAGTGAGGGCCTCACCGACGAGATGAAGGCGTTTTATAACACTCAGCTTCTCGAAAACGTCAGACCCAACACTGTATTCAACCAGTTCGGAAAAACTCTCGTTCTTCCTGCCGGCAATGGCAAGACCGTTGAGGTTCGCAGAATGGAGACCTTTGGCAAGGTTCTTACTCCTCTCGTTGAGGGCAAGATCCCCCAGGGCAACAGCCTGAAGATCGAGAAGAGGACGATCAGCGTTGATCAGTACGGCGATTATACCGCTATCACCGATCAGCTTAACTGGGCTGCTGTTGACCCCATCCTTGCAGAGACTGTTAACGAGCACGCGGCTCAGGCAAATCTCTCCATGGATACTCTCACAAGAGATATCGTTTGCGCCGGCACGAACGTTGATTACCCCGGCGATATTGAGGATATGGATGCCCTCACCGGAAGCGACAAGATGACTGCCGCACACGTTGCAAAGGCTGCTACCATTCTCAAGAAGTTCAACACTCCTAAGGAGCAGGGCAGCTATCTCTGCATCGTCCATCCTTCCGTTGCCCACGATCTTCGCCAGGACAGCGGCTGGATCGAAGCGCACAAGTATTCTGCTGTGAAGGAGATCTTCAACGGTGAGATCGGTGAGCTTCACGGTGTTCGCTTCCTTGAATCCACCGAGGCGAAGATCGAAAAGAACTCCCAGGGCATTGCAGTTTACCACTGCATATTCTTTGGACACGATGCGTGGGCGACGGTTAAGCCCGAATCCATGGGGCTCAGAACCATTATCAAGTCTCCCAAGGAAGTGGGCGGCCCTCTTGAGCAGTTCTCCACTGCAGGCTGGAAGGCAATGCACGGTGCGGGCATTCTCTATGAGGAGAGAATGATCGACTTCATCTGCGCTTCCTCCTTCAGCGACACCGACGAAGAAAACTGATAAAAAGGAGAAGATATCATGGCAGAGAAAACCATTGAACAGCTCACTAAGGAGCTTGAAAAAGCGAAAGCAGAGGCAAAGGCTGCAAACGCTGAGGCAGACGAGGCAAAGGCACAGGCGGCAGAGCTTGAAAAGATCCTTTCAGAAAAGGAAAGCCAGCAGGGCGAGAGTGCTGCATCGAGCGACTATTTCAACGAAAAGGTCAAGTACACTCCTCCTATTGTGCCCGGTGTTCTTGAAAACGATCTTATCGTTATCCACAAGGGTGTTCCCTATCAGCTCCCTCGCGGCAAGGAAGCGGAGATACCCAGAAAGGTATTAAACACTATCCGCAGAAGCGACAATCAGAAGCTCAAGGCAGTTAAATATGCCCGCGAGCAGAAGGAGATCTATCTTAAGGCTGAAAAGGCTTTGAGCTGATACATCAAAAATACTATATGCCCAAGGATCGGGGGGAGCGGAGGGCTTCTCCCGATTACCTTTTAAGGAGAAAATATGAAAGTTAGAAACATTATTGCACAGGTGAGGGAGATATGCCTCGATGCATCCGTTAACGACGATCAGCTTATAAGGATGCTTTCGGAGCTTGAAGCGCGCATATACCGCGAGACGGTTTCAAATTATGAAAATGCTCCCGCCTTCTCACCTATTGAGGACGAGGACTCCTCTCTTATGATTTCCGAAGAATACGCAGACGTTTACCGATACTGGCTTCTTTCGAAGATCTATCTGAACGTTGGCGATTACGAAAGATACAACAATTTTGCAGAGCTATATGCCACAGCTCTTGACAGCTTCCGAAGGGATCACATAAGACAGAATATGCCCTTGGGAACGAGCTTCAAATACTGAGGTGGGATATGATCGTTTCAAAGCTTGAAAGAATATCAAAGGACACGGAAATGATCTCCTCTTTCGGGGGACTGGACAAGGGCGCGGTTATTGCGGAGAATTACTTTTCCGAGATGAAAAATATGAGCTCCGATGCTTACCCTTTGCTCTCGCCCAGGGCGGCAAGGGGCAGTACGGGCATTTCCGGGGCTGCGGCGATGCAGATATGCAACACTTACACTACGCGTGATGACGTGCAGGAGGGAGCGATCCGCGAGGACGTTTTCGCTCTCGTTGAGAATAGTGAGGGCGGTGCCGTTCTATCCTTCAGGGATCGTGAAGGCGGCGAGGTTATGAGCTCCGTTACCATAGGCGGAGAGGCTGACGGTACCACACTTATCGCACAGGCGGGATACGTTTACGCGTTCCCCCAAGGGTATCGCAGAGCTTGCTATGCAGGCGGCGAGAGCGGCCCTCTCAAAAACGAGATAGAGGCTGTGAGAATTGCTGAAAAGGATGCGGAGATGCTTTCTCCTTCGGTTATATTCAAGATGGAGCCCTGCGACAGCGAGGGCAAGACGGGAGACGGTGCAAGGAGCTCAAGAAAAGCTGACGGTATATATTCAGCGGAGGATACCTCCATTATGCGAAAAAAAGACCAGCTTATAATCGTTAAGACGGGCGGCCTTGCGGTTAACGCATACGGATGCACTGCCTACATATCAGCGGACGGTATCGTTAAAGAAATACGCGACTGGACTGCTGAGACCATCTCTCTTACTGATAATGAGGCGGCTTTTGCTCTCACGGGACACGGTGTGGCAAGGCAATGGATAATAAGCAACATTTCCGTTGGCGACAAGATACAGACAGACGGGGACGTGGTTACGGTATTCCCGAAGGATGCTTACATTGTGGTATATGAGAAGCCCGACAATCCTGCAGGCGGTACGGTTTGGTGGGACAAGGCAACAGGCGGCAAGTACGTTTGGAATTCGGCCTACGGCGAATGGGTGGCGTACACTACAAATTACATACTTCTTTCCTTTTCCACGGCGGGAGCGGGGGAGCTTTCCTCTGTTCTTGAGATCAAGAGAAACGGAGAAGCGCAGAAGGATCTGCAGGGGAATCCCGCTTTTGAGCCTTTTGAGGGCTTTAAGGAAGGGGACACTGTCAAGATCGACGGAATATCGGAGGAACACGATGGAAGCTATAATATCGCCGCTACAAGCCCCAGGGGACTTATCCTGAACGGCATTGTGGATGACATTATATCTGTTCAGCTCAAGGAAGCGGGAAGCTCGGTGACTATCAAGAGAAGTGTGCCGAAAATGGACTTTGTTATTGAATCGGGCAACCGCCTCTGGGGATGCTTTTACGGCATCGGCGAGGACGGAAAGGTTATAAACGAGATTTATGCATCGGCTCTGGAAGATCCTACCAACTGGTACCGCTACGAGGGGATATCCACGGATTCGTGGACTGCTACCGTTGGTGCTGACGGCCCTTTCACGGGGGCTATACAATATGACGGATACCCCGTATTCTTCAAAGAGAACACAATAATTCGCGTTTACGGCTCCGCTCCCTCCTCCTTCCAGCTCGCTTCCTACAATTACCGTGGTGTTCAGGCGGGCTCGGACAAGTCTCTTGCTATTTGCGATGAGGTTCTTTACTATCTTTCCGATGACGGCGTTATGGCATATAACGGATCTGTTCCGCAGAAGGTTTCCGATGCGCTTGGAAACGAGAAATACAAAAGCGGTGTTGCGGGCTCTATCGGCTCTAAATACTATCTTTCTTGCCTTGACAGCTCGGATAACGTGCATCTTTTTGTGTTTGATGCGCGTTACGGCCTTTGGCACCGAGAGGATGAGCTTGAAGTTTGCCAATTTCTGCGCCACAAGACGGAGCTTTATATGCTCACGGGGGGCGACATTATTACTGCCGCAGGCGGTGACGGAGACGTTGAATTTGAAGCGACCACGGGTGAGTGGGGGTTGACTGACCCCTTCAGGAAGCACTTTTCGAAAATTGCTTTACGCGCAGAGATTGCCTTCGGCGCATATCTAAGGCCGTACATTTCCTATGACGGCGGCGAATGGGAAAGCCTCGGAGAATATCACGGGGATGGCATGAGCACTTTCATACTATTGCAGATCCCCCGAAGATGTGACCGCATACGTCTGAGGTTTGAAGGATACGGCAACGTGAAGATCTTTTACATATACCGCGAGATCAGTCAAGGAGGAAGAAATGTTTTATAAAAAGCCAAAGAGCGACAGCCCGAAGGATCTTTACGACTGGGCTTTGGAGCTATGCGAAATGATGAACAGAAGCTCAAACGCTTCTGACAAAAATAAAAAGGAGGAAATAACAGATGGCTACAAAAATGCTCGATGAGCTTGAAAAGAAAAAAAGCGCTGCCGGCACGACCTCCGGCGGCGGCTCTCTCCCCGTTTCGGGATATAAAGCCCCGGCTTCAAAAAACAGCACTCCTGCTTCAGCTGATAATCCGAGACTTAAGGCAATGCAGCAGTATCTTCAGGACACGGTTGGCGGGGTGCCTACGGAATCTGATCTTCTTCGCGACGTGCGAGAAAAGCTTTTGAACCGTCAGCGCTTTTCATACGACCACAACACGGATGCGCGCTTTCAGCAGTATCTTGACACGGCAAAGCGAAGCGGCAGGATGGCAATGAGAGACACCATGGGACAGGCGGCAGTTCTTACGGGAGGCTATGCAAACTCTTTCGCTCAGAGTGCGGGACAGCAGGCTTTCAACGATTATATGCAGGATGCCAATGAGATGATACCTGAGTTTGAGGAGCTGGCACGGGCGCGCTACGATGCAGAGACTGCGGCGCTCGGAGACCGTTATTCTATTCTTCAGAGCGAACACGAAAGTGCGAAGGAGGATTATTGGAACCGCCTCGGCATTGCCCGGGAGGATTGGAACAACGAGCTTGACCGCGCCACTGCCGAATCTCAATATGAGGACGATAAGAAAGCCCGGGAGATCGAGCTTCTTATTGCTCTCGGTGACTACGACGCCCTTGACAGGATGGGCTACAATACAAGCACTTTGCGCTCACAGTATGCTGCAGATATGGCGGCGGCTTACAGCTCTGCTTCCAATGGAGCAGAGGACGAAAGCGAAAAAGGGCTTTCTTCGGCAACAATGAATTCGATAGAAAAGGCTTTTTCATCAAAAGACTACGACAAAGCTGCAAGATATATTTACAACGCATACAACAATGGAGAGATCAGTTACGAGCAAAGTATGGAATACCTAAGGCAGTATTCGCGGCCCCTTAGCTCGTTTGACACATTGAGCGAAGTCGCAAATTATCTTTCCGATTATACTCCGGAAGAAATCAAAAACATGATAGACAGTTCCGACTTGAGCACCAGAAAAAAATCGGCGCTGTATAATCATTTTCATATTACCCACGAAAATTCATAAGAAAGGCGGTTTCATTTATGAATTTTGATGAATGGAAAAAAGGAGCATTTAAGGTAAAAACACAAAGCCCCAGTACTCTTTCCGGTTCCGGAAAAACTATTTCTTTTGATGAATGGAAAAACAGTGGACGTTCTTCGGGAAAATCGTATAGAGACATTCAAAAAAACGCTCAAAAGCAATATAACGCATTAAAAAAATACAGTGACATTTCATCAAAGTACAATTCCTTTTTGAAGGATACGGAAAGCTATCTTTCACGCGGGGAGAGCAACAAATACAGCAATACTCTCTCTACTGTTTTGCCCCAAAGCAAGGGGCAATCCCTCAAGGCTCTTGCCGAGAGTGGCAAAAAGCCCGAAGCGGATCTCGGACTTGACCGAGCTTCTTCGAGAAAGAGTTGGAAGGACGAGGACACCCCGAACAGTCTCAAAAAGACGAACAGCGACATTATTGGCGAGGCAAAGGCTCTTCTTGAAAGCCTTGAGGACGATCGGCAGTATATGACCGACGAGAGATACAACGCTTACAAGGAATATCTTACGAACGTTGCCAAGGGGGATTTTTCCGATGCGATCGACACAGAGCTTGACTTGCGCAAAAGGTTCGGGACAGAGGGAAATTACCGGGAAGCCGTTGCCACACATCGAAAAAACCAACGACTTGGCATTACCTCATATACTACCTGGGGAGATCTCAACGAGATACTTTCCAATGAAGATCTTGACGAAAAGGATCGGGAATACATTGAAAAGCTTGCAAACAGCCGTGACTATGTTAATACGATGACGGTTGATGAGGTTAGGGCCAAGGTTAACGAAAGAAGCAATGAACTAAAAGAAATCAGCAAAAGTATTGGTGAAACAAACCGAAAAAGTACCGTTGCATACCGAAGCCGTGGCTTAAGTAGTACGAGCAGCAAGGATTTTGAGGATGCAAAAGCAAAGCAGTCGAAGCTCCAGTCTAAAAAGCGACGCACAGAGGAAGAACAGCTGAATGATTATGCTTACTATGATGACTATGGCAATCCCGTTACGTGGGAGGAATATCTTGAGATATTAGAGGCTCGTGAGGAGATAGATAACATTGAAGCGGATTCCAGAGATTATGTAAAAGAAGCTTTGGCTACGCTGCGCGGATACTACGGTAGCGAGAATCATGTGAAACGTGTCCTTAATGAGCCGGAGACGGAAACGAAAGAAACGGAAGAAACGGAAGACCTATCGCCAAGTATCGACGGGCCTTTCCGAATTGATCCACTGGATCCATCGATGGTCGGTCAACTCAAAAAAATAACCCTACACGATGCAAACGGGGCTGCGGCTGTTTTAAGAAGCGCTTTGTATGATCCTCAGAAGATTATCGATTATTATACTTATAATCTTGCAAAAGAAATCGCTTTTGATAAAAGCTTTGTAGATGAGCAGTTTGCGAAAGAACACGAGTTTCTTGCCACTCTGCTTCAAATCGGATCGGCCCCCGTGCAGGCCGTGGAATATGTTGGAAACGTTTTTTCGGGAGACGGCGGCGAGCTTGCAAGACGAGCTAACGTATATGACGATAGATTTACCAACATGAGCCAGACCTTTCAAACCACGGTTGCGCAGGAAATAGATGATGCGATAGACAGCGAGTTCCTCTCCTGGGTTGCAACTAACGCATACTCAGGAGTTACTTCCTCCTTTGAAAGCCTTACACTTACGGCGGCCTGCACTGCTTTGACGGGCGGAAACCTTGCGGCGGGATCAAACATTGCCCTTGCTGTTATGGGTTCCAAGGCGGCGGCAAATGCTTACAACCAGGCGATCAAGACAGGATCCTCATACGGCCAGGCACTGACATACAGCTTTGCGGCGGGATTTAACGAGGTCATAATGGAAAAAGCCGCTTTGGATAATCTTTTCAAAAACGCCAAGAACCTCACCAAGGGCACGGTGCTTCAAAAGATAAAGGCCGCTATCAAGGGCACTGCAATGCAGGGTGTTATTGAGGGTGCGGAGGAGCTTGGAACGGAGCTGCTCAACGGCATTGCCGACGGCATCATCAACGGTGATCTCAGTCAATACAATGCGAGCATTCAGCGATATATGATGGTTGACGGGCTTTCCAGAGCCGAAGCTGAGAAAAAGGCAAGTGGGGATTATCTGATGCAGATAATCGAAAGCGTTGTTGGCGGTTTTATCGGCGGTACCGTTGGCAGCGGCGGCGTAGTTCAGGTGGGGAAGGCTTTATACTCTCCCATTAAACAGCGCACCGTGGCAAAAAACACCGGACGGGACATTATAGAAAGCCACGGAGGGATCGATGCCTTTATTGACGAGGTTCAAAACCGCATCGGACTTGATAACGAAGCAAATACCGAGCTCTTAAAGAAGATTGAAAAGCTTAAGGTGAGCGAAAAGAACGCCCGGGGCAAATACTCTGCCTCTACTCTGCGCCTTGCTAACGAAATATGGGAAGGTGCGCTGGATACTATTAACCGCAATTCAAACGCAAAGCGGACACAGATCATTGAAAACAAGCTGAAGGAAAAGGGTCTTACCGAGGAGAATGCCGCGAAAATCTCCGAGGAGATAGCAAGCTCGCTCAAAAAAGAAAGCTCTGTTGAAGCTCTCAAAACGAAATTTGAGGGCAACGAGGCAGTTCTCGCTACCATTGACGAGCTGACGAACGAGGAGAGCGATTCCTTTGACGCGTCCCTTTATGATTCCCAGGACACCGAACAGCGGGCCATAATGGAGCTCACCCTGGGGCGAGAGAAAGCGAGAGCTTATTTTGATAATGATTATGCAGAGGATAGCGGACGTATTGACGAGGCAAAGACAGAGCTTGGTGAGATCGTTCGCTTTGAGGAGATAACCAACGAGGACGGGGACAGTGCTTACCTTCCCGTTATTAAGGTTGGGGAGAGGGAGGTTCCCCTTTCCGATATTGAGCTTTCCGCTGACAGTATTTACAGATATGCCAATGAAAAGAATTCCGTTGAAAGCGCAAACGAGATGATCGGGGCATATAAGAAGTTTGGCGGCGGCATCAATGCAGATACCTTTGCAAAGGAATGGAATTATGCTTATCAGATGGGACGGGCGAACCGCAACGGCACTCACACGGAATTTTTAAGCCACGACTTCACGATTCCCCGTGAGGCGGCAGAGAATGCCCGTGCATTCGGCGAAAGGGAGATGCGAAGGGGCCTCAACGAGCAAAAGAATGATATTAAAAGAGCGCAGAGAAAAAAGACAGGGCGAGAGGGCACCATTTCCACCGAGGACGTTCAAAACAAAAAGCTTATTACCGAAGGTATTGAGCGCATCTCGAAGATCTTGAGCCTTGCCGGCTACAATATAAGGCTTTTTGAGGACACGAGTGAGAACGCTGACCGCGGAAGCTACAGTTGGGAGACGAACACGATCAATCTTAACGTAGCCGTTGGTAGCGGTAGAGGAGCTGTAGATCTTCTTCTCGGACGTACTCTTTCTCACGAGCTTACCCACTCTATACAGAGATGGAACCCCGAAGGATATGAGGAGCTGAAGGGCTTTATCATAGACAAGATGGGCGACAGCTTTGAGAGTATGGTCTACCAAAGAATGAATGATTTTGAGCTTGACCGTGCAGATGCCATTGACGAGGTGGTTGCTTACTCCTGCGAGATGATGCTCAGAGATTCAAAGGCACTTGGCGATTTTGCAAAGGGACACAGGACTCTCTTTGAAAAGATCTGCGATATTGTTGACGAGTTTATAAAAAAGATACGCTCTGCCATCGCATCACTTTACGGAGAGATCGGGCCCGATTCTCAGGAGGCCCGTTTCATGGAGCTTTACGCGGACGAGCTTCAGATGAAATTTGACAAAGCGCTTTCCGATGCGCTGAATGCATCGGAGGCAACGGTTAACCACGATTTGCAGTCAAATGCAAATAAAAAAGCCGCCGAGGACGGCGGGAACAGCACCTATAGAGATCTCTTAAATAACGGAGAAAGAAGCAAGTCCGGGCATATATACAAGAAAGGCAGAAAGCCTACGCGAAATGCCTATATGAAAGGTCTTGAAAATTTCTTCAAACCGGGAGAACAAAGACTTGCTCCCAATGCCAACGGCGGGTATACAATTGAAGCTTGGGACGGTAAAGGCTGGATCGAATATGCGAAAATAAGTGAGAAGGTACAATATGCAAAGGGTAAGAGTAGTTACGACGAATGGGACGTGCAGACTGCTCTGTACGATGCGTTAGACCATGAGGACAGACGTAATGAACACCTCATAAGGGTGGGTACTATGCCCAAGTACATCGTTGATAAACTCGGCATAGACGGTGATTTCTACATATATCGAAATCACATTTATGAGAATATGGTTTCTAAGGAGCAAGCCATAGAGGGTGATAGATACGTTGAGGGAAGGCATTATCACGATTTGGGATTTGAAATAACGGAAGCTGCAATAATGGCACTGGAGAATCCCATACTAAGTATAGCAACGAAAACGAGCAAGAATAACCCTGCTGTTGCTATGATACTTCCCGTTAAAGGTAAGAATGGTATCCCCTTGTATTCGGTCATGAGTTTCTACTCTGAGATGAGTGTGAATGGTAATTTCAGCAGAAAGCCTCACGTTGTATTATCCATATACGAAATGGATATGGTTAAGAAAAACGATGGTGAAACAAAAAAACCAAGGGACAAGTCCCTTGAGGAGATTGTTGAACATGCTGTAAAAGACGGAAAAGTCTTTGACCTTGACAAAAAAATGAGAGATGCTCTGTCAGTGATCGCCGAGCGTACAAGGCTCGGGGATATAACTGAGACATCCCTCAAGGAAAGTTTATCACAATTCCGCAAGGAAATCAAGACTTTCAAAGAAAAAAACAAAATACAGTACTCCCGAGGAGAAGAAAATAATTCCACTGAGATAGAAAATATATCTGCTGAGGATGAAGCTGATATAGCGGAATACCGCGAAGCGAGAGGAATTAGTCTTACGGAAGCCTTAAAGCTTACTGCCGAGACCGATGAAGAGCGTGCAAAGATCGCCGAATACGAGGAAAAAGAGCAAGAGCTTAACGATTGGCGAGCCGAACGTTCAAAACTTGAAGTTGACAGAATCAAGCTTATGGCGGTTGAGCCATACTCACCAAAAAATGAAAAGATCAGAAAAGCCCATACTGATGCGGTTAAGCTTCGGAAGGCTATTCGTTCCTTGGAGAGGGCGAGAAAGACAGTTCAGGAGAAGTTAAACGGACAGGAATATATCATTCTTGACGATCAGGAAGAAAATGCCGTAAAAAGAAAAGCAAAAGCTGAAATTGCAAAAACACGGCGAGACCTTACGGAAATTGAAAGACAGATCTCTGCAAAGAATGAACTTTTGAAGAAAACCGAAGCAACTATAAATGATACTAAGTTTACCAAGGAACTCAATGAGCTTGATGAAAAGATAGAAAAACTTGATAGAAGCATCCGCAGAGGTGACCAAGAACTTTTGCAACTTCGTTCTACCGAAATTCTCAAGACTCTTTTTGCTAAAGAAAAAGCTAAGGCTATCGAGGCAACAAAAGCACTTATGAAAAGGCGGCAGGAGGAAAGCGCTGTGCGGCAGAAAAAGACTTCTTTGAGCATTCGCGCTCTTAATGAGATACGAAAAATTGAAGAGCTTGCGTCTCGTCCTACTGCGGAAAAGCACATTCCTTCAACTCTTGCGACCACTATTAAAGCTTTCTCTCAAGCCGTGCCCGGACGTGAGATACATTACGACGAACGCATTGCGGAGCTTGAAAAGCGAATTAAAGAAAACGTTAAAAGGCGAAAAAAACTGTACGAACTTCGCGAAAAAGCGAACGATGCAGAATACAGAGTTATTCAAGGCGAGATAGACTTCCTTAAAGACCGCATTACGAAGGACAAGGAGCTCGTTATCAAAAACCGTGCTTGGCGCGATTCTGCGGCAGACATTGCCGAGGGACTTAAGACATATTTTGATTCACTTGAAGAAACGAAGAACGTATACGATCCTGCTCTTCTTGAAGAGGTCAAGAGCATTTCGGAAATGTTCAAGAACGAGGACGGAAGTGCTAAAACCATCAACGAGCTGAGCCTCGATGAGCTTCAAAAACTATGCGACCTTATTACGCTGATAAAATCGGCTATTAGGGATGCCAAAAAGCTGTACGGTCAGATGAAGAGTCTTGACGATGAAGGAGCTGACATTATCGACGAAGCAAACCGAAACAAAGATACGAAAGAACGCTTACCTTGGATACAAGGACTTCGCGAAAAGGCTGCACAGTACGGCTACTCTATGCTCAAGCCTTACGAGCTTTTTGAGCTGACGGGTTCAAAGACTTTATGTGAGCGTTTCCGTAAGCTTCAGTCGGGAGAGGGCAAATATTTCAGAGACGTTGACGAGGCTACAAAGCGTTTTCGTGATGCAGCTGAAAAGTACCACATAACAAAATCTCTTCTTGAAACTGAGACACCATTTACTCTTGAGAACGGTACCGTTATTTCCCTTTCCTACAATGAAGCTATGTCAATTTATCTCACGGCACAAAGACATCAGGGGCGCGTACATTTGCTTACGGGCGGTTTCAGGTTATCACGTGGACTTATTAAAGTTCCCGGAAAAAAATATTATGTCGAAAGACGTCAAGGTGAAAGTGAAGAAGCCTTTGCCAAAAGAAAAGAAAAAGCGCAGGAAGCAGCAGCAAAGAAAATAAAATGGAAGAACTCATCTTCTGCCATCAAAGTGACATCAGCCGATATAGATAAGATATCCTATGCCATTACACGAAACGACAAACTGAAAGGCTTTGCCGACACACTGCAGTTATATATGTCAAAGGAGCTTGCCGATAAGGGTAACAAAACTTCTCTTAAATTACACGACATTAAAAAGTTTATGGAGCCTGACTACTTCCCTCTTATGACAGACTCAGCTTTCCGAAAGCTTCAGATAGATAAGGCTACGGGTGAAGTGCAAATCATACACAAGGGATTTACAAAGCAAACTGTTCCCGACGCAGGCAATCCTCTTGTAATTGACGATATGACGGAGGTGTTCGGACGGCACGCCAACGAAATGGCACTTTATAATGCCTTTGGTGTTGAGCTTGAAAATATGAAGAGAGTGCTCAACTATCAAACGATTGACGGAAACGGTAATTCCATAAGCGTTATGGCGAGCCTCGGCACGAATCTTTCACAAGAGATCGTTAACTTCATACGCGAGGTCAACGGTGGTGTTCGCGGTGAAAGCACCTCCTTCGCAGACAAGCTTATATCTCTTAACAAGGCGGCGAAGGTTGGCACTTCCCTTTCCGTTGCCATTCAGCAGCCCAGTGCGATCTGCAGGGCTTTCGCCATGATAGATCCCAAATACTACCTTCCCGGCGGCGTTGAGATCGACCGAGACGGAAAGCTTTGGGACGAGATGGAAAAATACACGGCTACTGCGGGCATCAAGCGGCTTGGGGGCGTTGATATAAATACCTCAAAGGGCATTATTGAAGAGATCACCGATCTCGGCCTCGGGGGACGCGGCGCCAAGGCGAATATTGACAAGGTCATACAAAAGGCTTCCTTCGGGCTTGCCGAACAGGGTGACCGTATTGCATGGAAGATGTTATGGCACGCTTGCAAGAGAGAGGCCTCCGAGAGCTACTCGGGCGAGGAGATCCTTATCCGTGCCGGCGAAAGATTTGACGAGATCATAAACCGCACGCAGGTTTACGACAGCGTTTTCTCACGATCAAAATGGATGAGATCCAAAAGCACTCTCAACAAGATGGCGACGGCTTTTATGGCTGAGCCTATTACAACTGCCAATATGGTAATTCAGGCGGTGAGGGACATTAAATCCGGAGAGAAAGCAAGGATTAAGGCGGGTATTCGCTCTATCGGAAGCGTTATCGTTACGACCATAGTCAATGCGGCTCTTGTTTCTTTTGTTTACGCAATGAGAGACGAGGATGAGGATGAAAGCTATTGGCAGAAATATCTTGAATCCTTCCTTCAGAGAGCTCCCCAGGATCTTATAAACGTTTCACAATACGTGCCTTATCTCAAGGATTTCTGGTCTGTTTTCCAGGGCTACGACGTTGAGAGAATGGATCTTTCTCTTGTTGGCGATCTTATGGACTGCGTGAAGAAGATCTCAAAGACTGCTTTTGATGAAAATGCGACCACTGAGGATCAGCTGAATGTTCTTCTCGATTTCTCATCAAAGATATTTGATCTCACCGGAATTCCCGCTTCAAACGCAGTCAGAGACGCAAGGGCATTTCTTTACACTGTCGGGAACGCTGACACCAAGGGGACTCCCCAGGGATGGAAGGAGGCGGCATTGGACGGTCTCTTTGAAAAGGCTGTTCTTCTCAGCGGCCTTGCTCCGAGCCCCAAGGATGCGGACAAGCTTTATCGAGCGATCATGTCAGGAGACAAGGCGAGATTCAAGCAGATCGCCGACCGACTGGATGAAGAAGGAAAGACAACGAAACAGATACAGTCTCTTATCGTTACCGGACTGAAAAACAATGACGAGAGGATCACCGATGCTGCAGAGGCGAGAAATGCGGGAAATACCGCTAAATACACAAAAATCCTTGAAGATATTGTTAAGGATGGTTTTGCAAAATCGTACGTTGAGAAGGCTGTCATCTCCAAAATGTCTCAGATGAACAAAAAGGAGCCTGAGGAAAGCGAGTTTGGTGTTCCGGATCCTACAGAGAGCGAGGAATACTATTCCATATTCGACATTAATGACATTTATATCAATCTGGAAGCAGGAGATCAGACAGAAGCGCAGATCGCCATTGATGATATTTATGAAAACAAATATGCAAAGGCACTGGCGGAGCTGAAGGACGACGAGGGCGAAGGGGATGCCGAAAGAAAGGCACTGAGCAGCCTTCGCAACATGATCAGCGGCAAATATCGCGATATTTACAAGGCTTCCGATGAGGCGGAACGGGAACGTATCCGCGAGCTGCTTCTCGACATACACGTGAACGGCGAGCAGCTTTACAAAGAAAAAACCATCGACGGATGGGGAGAGGATGATTAAAATTTATGGCAAAATACACTTTGGACGTCGGGCGACGGGGACGGCAGTTTACTATTGAAGGGCTGCACGTGGGAGACAACGGTTTTCGCACATACGAATTTGCCTTTATTTCGGGAGGGGACATACTTCCCCTCCCCGACGGGTGCATTGCTACGCTTTATGCTCGACTTAAAAGCGGCACTACGGTATACGATACGTGCGTGATCGAGGGAGATACCGTTAAATACGTGCTGCGGGGCGGTGACGGAGAGGGCGCTTCGATCACATCGGAAGCGGGGCTCGTTGAGTGCGAGCTTCGCCTGACTTCGGCTGACGGTAATATACTGACGAGCCCGAAGTTTACTATGATGATTGATTCCGTTCTGCAGGACTCAGAGGAGATCGAGGCACAGGAAAGCTTCTCTGCACTGACGGATGCCCTATCGAGGGTGCTTGAGGCTGAGAGCGGGCTTGCTTCAAAGGTTGGCAAGGTGGAGGGTGTTCCCGGGAATGCCGTTATATTCGGCGAGGGCGGTGCGATTGCGGACTCGGGCCGCGCTCCCGCGAGGATCTTTACCGTTTACTATGATGAGAGCGGGGATGAAAATGAGAAAAACAGGGCTTTGCTTGATCCCTTGAATTCTTGCCTCAATGCGGGCATCGAGTTTGCGGTTCAGATGGACTTGGGCGACAAAGTTTGCCCTTGTGTTTGGCGCAAAGCGAATGTGCCGGGTACCCGATGGATATTCATTGGCGCCGACAATGATGACGGCCTTATATACACGGTTGATATTCGTACCGGGTCTGTAGCTTATGAGACAACAGATATTTATGAATGGGACAGCTTTGACGAGAACGGCACGATCCCCGCAACGCAAAAGTTAACCGCAAAATGGGTGAAGGAGCAGATAGCAGAGATGGCTCCGGTGTTGGGAGAGGATTATTTTACTGCCGAAGTAATTGCTGCGGCACTTGAAGAATATTTCAAGGAAAAACCCATAGTCACAGTGGAGACAGATCCCACTGTCCCCGAATGGGCAAAGCAGCCTGAAAAGCCTACATACACGGCGGAGGAGGTTGGAGCGCTCCCTTCCTCTTATACTCCTCCTACACAGACGGCCGATCAAGTAGGCGCAGATCCTAAAGGAACGGCAGATTCAAAGGTATCAGCGCACAATACAGCGACAGACTCTCATAACGATATCAGAACTCTTATTAACGAGCTTACAACAAGGCTCAATACCATTGCAAACAGTACTGATACCGACCTTGACCAGCTTTCCGAGCTCGTTGCCTATATTAAAGCAAACAGAACGCTTATTGATAGCATTACTACAAGCAAGGTTAGCGTTTCCGATATTATCAACAATCTTACTACCAACGTATCTAACAAACCTCTTTCCGCAGCTCAGGGTGTTGTACTCAAGGCTCTTATTGATGCTATCACCGTTCCTACAAAGCTTTCACAGCTTTCGGGAGACACTACCCACAGAACGGTAACGGATGCTGAAAAGACTTCTTGGAACGCCAAGAGCGATTTCAGCGGCGCGTATGCTGATCTTACAGGCCAGCCTACAATTCCTACTGTTCCCACGAACGTATCTGCGTTTGAGAATGATGTCGGATATATCAAGGAGTCGGAACTTGACTCTGCCGTTGATGCGGCTTTGACCAAGGCAAAGGAAAGCGGAGAGTTTGATGGAGATACCGGTGAGCGTGGTACAGGTATTCTCAAGGTAACTACTTCTACAACAAGCGCAAGCGGTACAGGCCCCACGGGAATTGCAATCAAGTATAAGATTGCACTATCAACAGTAAAGAGCGAAGCGGGCGTTGATGAAGTTCTTATCGGGGACATTGTTGAGCGTTCATACTACCATTATCAAGTTGCAAATGTAGACGAAAGCTATGTTTACCTCGGTGCTTATACGAGTATTAGAGGTGCTACGGGTCCGGCGGGAGCTACAGGCCCACAGGGTCCTGCAGGTGAAACCGGACCCGCAGGCGCAGACGGAGCAGACGGCTATACTCCCGTAAAAGGCGTAGACTACTACACCGAAGATGAGCAATCCGAATGGTCAGAGTACATAGCATCCGAGCTTGCCAAAAGAGGTCAGCTCAAGCCTGAATTTGCACAGTCCACAGAATGGCTCAACGCAAATGGCGACACATCAAAGATGTACGTTCTTCCCGATGGTTTCATATATGCGTATATGCTGACGGAAAAGGAAGTCGAGACCGAGCCGTCATATAAAAACTGGTTGACATATTCCATTAATGCCGATGGTAGTGACTATAAAGGCGACAACGGAGAAGACGGTTATAGAAAAGGCTATCGTTATTCAGCATCTTCTGCGGTTGAAAAAGCACAGGCATCTCACGATTGCGTTGGCTTTATTCCTGCTAAGGCAGGCGACATTGTTAGGATTGCCAATGTTACACGCCCGACTTCATCAAATGACGGAAGTGCTTATGCTTGTGCATATTTCTTCGACAGCAGTTTTGCAAAAACAAATGGTCAAGTCATATTCAAAGATACTGCGACTTACGAAAACGGGGTACTTTCGTGGACTGTTCCGTCTTACAATAATATCGCATACTTCAAAGCAACTTTAATGGGCGTTTCCGATGAAACAATTATCACAGTAAATGAAGAAATTACAGAAGGCGGTGGAAGTGGCGGTACTACAACAGTAACCGAATATGCTTGGGTAAGTACGGGACTTGCTTTTGTTCCTGCTGATTATGAGGACAGAATTATCGACCTCGAAAATGAAGTTTCGCAGAACTCAGCAGACATTGCAAGTCTTAAAAAGGGCATAACAACATCAACGCCTATTAAAACGTGGGACGCACCTATCTATGATGCGAATATCCCAGTATTTGAGCTTGCAATCGAAAAATCAGCAATAACATCGGATGAATTAACGGTTGATGCGGTCTATGCAAAGTATGATGCTCTTATGGCAAGGCATCCAAATTACATCACCAAAACAGACCTTGGTTTGTGTTCGGACGGAGTACAGCACGTTTACAGATACGATTTCCGTGAACCTGAACCGCACAGAGGAACAACGGGCAAAAAAGAGTGGAGTGAGACCAAAACAAAGGCAATCATTATAAGCGGTATCCATTGGGAGTGGGGCGGTATATTTGCTCTTTATAATGCTCTTGAAGAAATCGCTGATAATCCTGCTTTGTTTGATTTTAAAAGAAACACACATATTATTGTTCTTCCTGTTTGCAATCCTTATGCGGTGGCAAATCAGAGTGTAAGAAACGCCAATCAGGTTGAAATACACCGTAATTTTGAAGTCGATTTTATTTATCCCAACGAGGAAGGATATATTGAAATAGGCGAAAGAAGCCACGGCGGTACAGCTCCCTTGTCTGAGGTTGAAACACAGTATATAGACAACATTATGAAGAACAACACCGATGCGGCGTTCTTCTTGACTTGTCATTCCTGTCAGGGCGACGAGGTTTACGGAACAAGCTTTATTTGGTCTTCCCCTGCAACGTATCATATGTGCAATATGGCATATCGTTTGATTGATAAATTATCTAATGCTTGGAACGATAAATACGGTGATGAACTTGCTGATGGCATTGCGGATTATCGCACTTCCAATCTGCCCGAATGGGATAGAAGACTTGGTATGGCTTATCTTTCAACAACAAACGGCTCTGAGCAGAAACAGGCAACGAAATACGGTATTCAGGGAACGAATATTGAGATAACGGATGCCTTTTTGACACATGGCACAAAAGCAAATCCCGAAGCTTATTTGTCCTCTTTCACAATGTCAAGAGGCGCAGAAGTATATGTAAACTTCTTGCTGACTGCTTTTGGTGTATATGATCATAAGGATAAAGAGCAGTATGCACCTACGGTAACAGAATAATGCCTGATTGCTGAGTAATAAACGGGGATATAGTTCTCAAAGGAAGGAGGTGAAACCGATGGATAAACTGGATCCTCAGCTGACATGGGCCGTGGTGATCGCAATTCTTACCCTTATTCTTCTGGTGCTCAACGTATATGAGAAAGTATCCGGATTGCAAAAAAAAGCAAAAGAACCGAATGATAGGCAGGATGAACGCCTATCGAAGTTCGAGAGAAGGCTCGAAAACGTGGAGAGGAAGCTTGATAATGACGACAGACGCCTGAGCGAAATCAAAAAAGGTGACCGTGCGACGCAGAGGGCGCTTATTGCACTTCTGGATCATGCGCTGGACGGTAACAATCTTGAACAAATGGAAAAAGCTAAAAACGAGCTAAACAATTACTTGATCGAAAAATAAGGAGAAAGAATATGAAATTTATTGAAGCTTTTGAGCTTATGAAGCAGGGGGCAAAAATTAAGCTTCCCAACTGGGGCGGGTACTGGGTATATGATGCTGACACCGACAGCATCTATATGCACACAAAGGAAGGAAACGTGCTTGAAATCAGAGAGAGCAAACGTCTTTCATATACTCTCGGCAACATCATGTCAGATGAATGGATCATTGCTGATAAGGATAACACGCCTATCCTCGGCGGTACTGCTACATTCAGTTTCGGAGATGCACTCAAGTTCCTGAAGCGCGGCTTTAAGGTTGCAAGAAAAGGCTGGAACGGCAAAGGTATGTACCTCTGGCTTAAGCCTGAGGCAATCATAAAGAAAGAATGGTGCAGAGATCCTATGCTTATTGAATGCATTGAAACGAACGGCGAAAATATCCTCGCTCTCGGCACTATCTGTATGTATACCCACGACAGCACAGGAAGAAATGCTATTCTCACCGGATGGCTTGCAAGCCAGAGTGATATGCTCTGCGAGGACTGGATCCTTGTTGATTAAGAAAGGAGAAAATTATGAAGAATTTTGTTAAAAAAATAGCACCCAGATTCAAGTCATGGGCACTGTGGCTCTCACTCGCATCCCTTGTTGTTTTCTGCACAAAGGAAATTGCGGGGATAGATCTTTCTGATACCGTTGACAGCTTTATGAACGTGCTCCTACCCGTTCTCGTTGCTTTTGGCATCGTCAATAATCCAACTGATAAAAATTCATTCTGAGAGGTGTACCATGAGTAATTCTGCGCTTGCAAAAAAATACATACCTTCTCCTTCCACCAACCATTGGGGAACACGAAAGGAGAAAATTAAGAAGATCATAATTCATCACGCGGCGGCGGTGGGTTCGGCAGAGAGGCTCGCACGGCTTTTCGCTTCGGAATCGAGGAAGGCTTCCGCAACATACTGTATCGGCAATGACGGAGAGATCATCCGCTGTCTTGACGAGAGCATCACTCCGGGAACGTCCGGGGGTTACGAGGCGGACAAGGATGCTGTTACCATCGAGGTCGCGAACTCAAAAAGCGGCGGCGAATGGCCGATATCCGACAAGGCTTTGAATTCCCTCATTCTTCTCTGCGCCGATATTGCCAAAAGAAATAATCTTGGCAAGCTTGAAAAGGGCAAGAACCTCTGTTGGCATCAAATGTATGCGGCTACGGCCTGCCCCGGACCTTATCTGCTTTCAAAAATGGACTATATTTGTGCTGAAGCAAACAACATCAATTATCCGAAGGGAGAGATCAAAGTGAAGATCAACGGCATAAACAAGGCGCGTCTTGCAGACGAGCTCATACTTTATACATCAAGCAAGACCGGCACAAACAAATGGGGTACAGAGGTTGCCCTTGATTCAAGCTTCAAGGCAACGGCTGCTCCTGTTTACGGTAAGGGCAATATGGCGGTTCCTTCGGGCGGTTTCGTTCTTTCCGGCCACGGAAAAAGCTCTGATTGGATTTTGAAGAACATCAAGAAGGGGACGAAGGTTAGCTTTGAGGTGGTAACTTAA